GGTCAAAGGACCTCCTCCGAGGGGGGGAACCACCCCCCCGAAAGGTCAGCTAATGGAAAGCGACACTCGTCGCCAGCCGGACACCTCTCCGCGAGGAGAGATACCGTCTGACGAAACACCGAGGAGAGCGAGTGAAACAATAAACTCGTCACCCCACCTTGATAGTGGTATCTTCAAGGCGTCTACAACCACACCCAGGACGGTAGTGATACCATCGCGGGTACGGCTCTTCCAACGACGTGAGTCGTCGGAATGTAGGACGGTGTTTTCGAGCCTAGAAGGCCCGAACAACCTCGCAACATTCGGCAGCTGCTCAATCACCACACGCAACGTGTGTTTAGCGCCGGGCCACTTGGCCCGGATATGATTGTGCAAAGCAATCCATTCTACCGGACTGCTTGGTTCGCTCTTCAGGAACACGGAGCGAACATCGTACCCAAGGAAATAATCTCCACCGCAGGATTCCCGGAAGGAACCCGACGTGAAGGTCTTCTTGGTATTTGGCGTAAAGCCAAAGGTACGAAGGACTGCAAGAACATTACTGCTGGCGTGAGTCGGGACGATGATGTCGTCACCGTACACAAATAGGTTCTCGCCGAGGGTCAAGTCACTAACCGCCGCAGCCAAGGCCGCGAAGATCAGTGTCTCTAGCTCGAACGTAAACCCGTTCCCCATAGAGGAGAACTTCTCCAAACGCACCCAGGTTTTACCTAGGCGCGTATAAGGAGAGCGCAGCGAGGAAAGTAGATCAAACCAAGGCCCGGGAAGCAATTCCCGAACAAGGTTATAAGCTACGGTGTCACTAGCATTGCTAAGGTCTATAGTTGCCCATCGCCCATCGCGGCTTGCCATCTCGGCTAGCTCGCGGTGAACGAATTGCCCGTTAGGGCGGGGTCTCGTTACCAAACGTTTAATAGGGCAGACAGGTGTGTTATTCCTGTCTACGTAGAGCCCGACGTTGGCTAAACGACCCTTGAGGTAACTCCCTACTCCGAGTTGGCAATAGAGGTTACCCAGCGGCTCTACACAGATGCCGCGATCAGTTTTAGCATCCTTCGGGACCGTTGTGAAACGATTCCCGCGAGAGTGCTGATGATCAGGGAGACCTAACTCGAGACGCCGACGGTCTAGAATAGTACCGTCGACGGTGTGTCGCCACACTGCGTAAGCAGCTCGAGTGACAGCTGGTGTTATCCACAGTTTGTCAGCTAGCGTACTGAACGCTGACCCTTGAAGTTCGAACGATGTGCCCGGCCCAAAACGTCCATGAAGGACGTCTGGAACCGGCCCCAAGACTCTACTGATAATTTTCCGCGCTTTCCGAAGGATTCGGAGGGACGCGTGTTCGAAGGGCGTTACGCCCTGACGACATATCAGATGGTCGATGAAGTAGTTTGTGACCGCACATTGTTCTTCGCATTGGTAGAAGGAGTCAAGTGCTGACTTCTTTCGATCGAACGAGGCAGGAACTGCCTCGCACTTTCTAAGAAAATCAGTCGCTTGAGTATCCCTCCGGAATTTCTCCGCCCCCGAGGGGGTATCCAAGTACGTCTGTGGATCGATCGTCAATGAGACGAGTTGATCCCACTCGCCTGCTTGGAGCAGGAGAAAGGCTGTTAAGGCCCTCGGAGTGTTCAGGTGTCTGTACAACGTGGTCGCAGCCCTCATGACAGGGCGAGCGAGTGGGCGCTTCATGATAACTCCTTGTGAGTTGAATCAATGAGGATGTCACGACGTCCCTCCCTACATATCCGACCAAGAGGCCGAATATGATACCTAGGAAGAAGGCGCGTACCAGGTCAAACCTGGTCATCAGGTCGGGGCGTAGCCCTCGGCGGCGGCGGAACGGACAAGGGTCGATGCCAGCAGATTACCCATCTGCGTGAAGGCATCGTTAACCTTGGCCGCGTCGACGTTCGTCGGGAGCGTACCCTCGATCGTGAAGGGCATCGTTGCAGTGCGACTTGCAACGCCACCGATCGTTTCAATGATCGGGAACTTGTACGTCGCCTGGAACACGCGTCCATCTTGCTTCGCATTGTCACGCGTCACGACCGTGAAGGTCGGGCGATTCGCGATCTGCGGCTGCAGGGCATTCGCACGCCACACGGCTGAGGAGCGATCCCCGGCCGAAGGCACGACGCCGTTGTAAACCACGTCCACGTTCGCTGCGTCTTTCACTGTGATGTTTGCCATGGAAGGCATAGTCGTAAACCTCTATGGTAGATTAGCTCGAAGTCACCGGTTCGAACCGGTCAAGAGCTGAGTAAGCAAAGAGACGGCCGAAGCCGCGCGTGTTAGAGAATTTCCCAGATTAGCCGAGATATTTAAGTTCGGCACTGGGCGCGGTATACCGATCCTGCGCAGCATAGCAATTCCGCGGGTAGTGGATGGCTGACCACCAAGCCATTGCTGGTTGGTAAAATGTAATGTGTCAGACGCATCCACATCTACGAAACGCATAACTGTTAGGGACCAGGGTCTGATGACATCGACCCCCGCGAAGTCAGAAAACGACTCAAGGAAGGAACCGACGTCAAAGAACCAGTCTGCGACGAAGCTGAAAGGAATCAGCTCCCAAGCGACTGCTGCCGGGTTCAGTAGCCCGAGTTGGTTGGCAAGGAAGAGGTTAGGATTATTCATCTTAAGCTCAGCCCCCATAACGTGCTGGTACGTACCCTTTTGGGTACGCAAGTAGCCTGTAGCGGCCCCGTCTTCACGCGAAAAGGACATCTTCGCAGAACCACGAGCCCGCTCAGCCGGCCAAGCCGACTGCATGACGTCCACTGCGGCATAGATATCCGCCACAGATGGAGACCAACCAAAGTGATACTCGAGCCACAAGCCAGAGAACTCGTTGGCTGCTGCGTAAGTCTTATTCCGATGTTTCTTTTTCGGAGAGACTGACAAAGCCTTGACGAAACCGGGGAAGTTACCCTTTCGGAGCTTCCGTGCGGCATCAATCAAACCAAGGGTACGGTTTGTAACCATACCCAACGACTCCCGCCATTCAGCAAAGAATGTGCCAAGCTGACTTGATTCACCCACCGCTTCATCACGAAACCTCGCATAAGCCTGATTAAAACAAGCCTGTGTGAAGGAAGGCAACCCATTGAACGATTCGAACAGTTGTATGCTCGTCGCGTTCGCTGAGTCTCTAAAGGAGTAGAGCCCAGACACCTTATTTTTCTCGTACCCAACGACATAGGCGTTCGACATCTTATACCCATAAGGGGAGATGCGATCACCTTGCTCCGTTAGGTACTGGTGCCTGTGATACTGCCTTGCAGACTGAGAAGCACCCGTATCAGGGTGCTTCCAAGGCCGACTGTAATTTTTCGTGACACGGATCGCCATAGTGAGTTACTCTAATTCACTGTGCCATATCCGTACTCTAAGGAGATGCGTGATGCATCCCCGCGCCAGAGTATGGCGAAGGTGTCCCCATCTTGTGGTGGGAACGTCCACGGTAACCCCGGGACCGACGAGCGAAGCTCGAAGGTCTCG